TTCTTTCGTGTGATGCCATAACGTTTACTAAGTTTCTAATTGTTTTTGCATTCTGTCCGTTTTCTGTATCGAAGTCTGCTCCAATGTGAACGTGCACTCCTGCGTTGTAATCTGCTCCACTACGTGCGCCATTTTCTCTTAATAGTCTTACTATGTTTTGCAAGTCTTCCATATCATCGATTGTTAGAATTGGTGTCACCATTTCACAACTTATACTACCTAATCGACCACTACTTGAGCCATCGGTCATAAAGCGCCATTTTCTACCTTGATTGTCATTGCAATAGTATGAGTCATAACTACTTTCACGCCAAGCATCCAAACTAGAGATGCCATACTTTTCTTCGAAATATCTTTTTACGATATCTCTTGCCTTTTCACGTGTGATTCTTGACATTTCAATCTCAACTCCAAATGTTTGTGTTTTCATCAATTGTGTGTTTTGTTTTAAATTCATTTTTCTTTTTCCCTTCTAGCATAACACGTGTTATGCTTATGTCTTAATCTTAAACGCATTACACGTGCAATGTCAAGCACCAATTTACACAAATGTGTGTATAAATACCACCAAATGCACCAAAAAGCCTTATTTTAAAGGGTTTTATGCATCAAAAAGTTTTTTCAAAAAGATATCAAAAAATGGTGCAAAAAGTGAAAAATAATACACGTATTATGTCAAAAAGTGGTAGTGTGATATTGTAGAATAAAACGGGTACCGATATATAGTCGGTGCCTTTAATTTTAATCGGTGCCCTTATGATAATTAATGGGTACCTTTTACCACCAAAAGATAAGGAATGTAGAAAAATGAAATGTCCAAAATGTAGAAATACGATGACAAGAAAACAGATAAGCGAAAACAAATACACATATGAGTGTCTAAGATGCCATTATGTTGTAAAGTCTTCAAACGATGATACACAAAATAGTGTGTCTAGTAATGAAAATGCCGAAAACACAAAAGAATAAAGATACACAATTGTGTGTCTAGTTAGAGATGCAAGCAATAGCAATGTGTGTCTACTTAAGATGCAATAAAGCACCATACACAAATATGTGTGTCTAGAAAATGCCGAAAAACAAAAGAAAAGAGAGTATCTAGTCTCATATACACAAACATACAAACACACAATACATAAGACATACAATGACAATATAGGATGCTATAAGAGACACAATAAAGTGTGTATAAGAAATGATAAAACAAACACAATTATAAAGTGTAAACGACATAAGAAAAACATAAGATATAAATACTATATACAAACAAGCATCATTACGGATGCACTATTGTGTGTCTATTGATAGATGCATCGTTGTGTTTGTGTGTCTAGTTATTGAGATAAAGATATTAATTATTTAATGTTGCAAGTATGTTGCATATATAAATAAAAGCCTTTAAATAAAGGGTATAAGAGTGCCGATGATGGCCCTTCTTAAATTTTTTAAATATATAAAAGACATTATCTATCTTCTAGGGGGGAGGGGTAGTGGTGGGGGGTAGACACACTTTTTTTGAAAGTTCAGAAATCGATATAGGACCCCCACATTAAATCCACCCCATTTTTCGATTACGGAAAGGAGTACATATGGCAAAAGAACACCTAATAAGAGGCATTGACTCTTCAGAAAGAGCAAGAGAGCTAAACAAACTAAGCATAGAAGCAAGAAGAAGAAACATTGAACAACGCAAGAATATGAAAGAAACTCTTAAGATTCTTCTTACTAAATCTTTAAAGAGCGGAAAAGCTGTTGATGCAGAAGACATTCAAGATATGGCACAAGTGGAAAATCTTAATGTTGATGTTCAAACAGCAATTAGTATAGCCGTATTACAAAGAGCTTTGCTTGGAGATGTACAAGCTATTCAGTATGTAAGAGATACTATTGGAGAGAAACCTTCTGATAAAGTCGAAGTAGACCAATCATTAACTATAGAAAATTGGGTTAAGAACCATAAGGTAAAACTATAGTGGAAGAATTTACAGCAAAAGACTTTATTCAGGAGTTCTTCAAAATAAAAGATAAGAATGGTAATCTTGTTAAACTAAAGTTCAATAACTCGCAAGAGAAATTTTACGATATGTTAAAGCAGAGTTACGGAACAAAGCCATCAAGATATATCGTTCTTAAAGCCAGACAGTTAGGTATTTCAACGTTTACAGAAGCGTTTATTACGTTTATGACAATGTTTAATCCTAATACCAATTCTGTTATTATGGCACATTTATCTGAATCTGCATCGTCTATTTTTAATATGACGAAGCTATTTATCAACGAACTACCTTCTGCAATGACACCAAAACAGAAGTATTCCAACGCTAAGGAAATAGTTTTTGATGCAGAAGAAAATGGTTTAAAATCTTCCATTCGAGTTATGGTAGCAAGCGATGCAACACGTGGTAGTACTTATAAGTTTGCACATCTTTCAGAGGTTGCTTTCTGGGAACATCCTGAGGATGCATTATTAGCTCTTAACCAGGCAATACCGATGACCGATGATTCGCTTATTGTTATGGAGTCTACCGCTAACGGGTTTAATTACTTCTACAACCTATGGCAGGACGCCGTCAATGGAAGAAATGACTATACGCCAATCTTCTTCCCTTGGTATGTTGACCCTTCGTATTCTCGTCCTTACGATGGGTTTTCCCTTACTACATACGAAAAGGATATAAAAGAAAGATTCAACCTCACACTGGACCAACTTCAATGGAGAAGATGGTGTATAGCAAATAACTGTGGAAATGACGAGTTAAAGTTTCGTCAAGAATATCCTATAACTCCAGAAGAAGCATTTATAACTTCTGGCACAAGTATATTCAACACAGAAATCATATTAGAGCATATGAAAAATCTTAAACCACCAATCAAGACTGGTTATTTCAACTACGATTACGATGGTTTACACATTACTAACATTCAATGGGTTGACGACCCACTTGGATATATAAAAATTTATAAGGACCGTACAACAGGTTCAACTGTTATCGGTGGCGATACCGCAGGAGAAGGTTCTGACTTTTTCGTAGCACAGGTACTTGACCAAGACGGATTCTTGTGTGCAACTTTACATCATCAGTTTGATGAAGACTTGTATGTGAAACAAGTGTACTGTTTGGGTGCGTATTACCACTCTTTGATAGCAATAGAAGCAAACTTCTCAACTTTCCCTAATAGGGAACTTCAAAGATTACGTTATCCAACACTTTATGTGAGAGAAACGTATGACCAGATTGTATCAAACGTTCAAGAGAGATATGGTTTTAAAACCACAGCCCTTACTAGACCGACAATAATCAACCAATTAGTCGAGATAGCACGTGAACATATTGATAGAATAAACGACCGTGAAACCCTTCAGGAAATGCTTAGTTTTGTCCGTAACGCAAAAGGAAGAGCAGAAGCATCGCAAGGAACTCACGACGACCTAGTTATGGGGTTGGCCATAGCATATGAAGCTATGCGACAAATGCCTAACAGAGTCAATATAAGACCAAAACAAAACGAAGATTTTTATGATGAGGACTTAGCATTTTTTAATTATTAAGGAGCAACAATGATTAAAAATCTATTTTTCTTTAAAGACTTGATGCCTTAGGAGGAACTGAACAATTTTTATACGAGATAGCGAAGAAATATCACAAAGACTTTGATATTGCGGTAGCGTTTCATACAGGGAACGTCCAACAGATTAAAAGGCTTTCTAAATATGTTAGTGTGTTTCAATGGAAGCCAGGAATGAAAATCGAATGTGAGAAAGCGTTTCTGAACTTCAACATCAACATTATCGATGATTTGATATGCGATGACATAACGTTTGTCTCACACGCCAACTTTGAAGTTATAGGTTATAAACCGCCTACGCATCCAAGAATTAAAAGAGTAGTAGCGGTAAGTAATTTCACAGCGGACATCTACAAAAGGTTTTATGACACACCTTGTCAGGTTTCATACAATCCAATAACAATGGAGAATTACGAAAAACCGATTATATTAATGTCGGCCTTT